GTTAATAATTCAACATGGAAGAAAGTAGCCATAGGTAAAGGTAACGCTAGTAAAGAAGACATAGCTAATCATATAAAAGCTATGTACCCAACTACAGAATTTCATAACCAAGATATGTGTGATGCTACAGGAATAGCATTATACGGCTGGGATAAGGAAGTAATCAATGGAAGAAGACGAACAACTTAAATATGGTAAATTAATACCAAAGTTTCAACCTTCTTTTATTCGAGAAAAACCAGATGATTGGAAATGTAATACAGATATACAAATCTTATTAGAAGGAGATTGGAAAAATAATGGTAATTGTGTTGGTGAAGATAGTAACAAATTCTTTCCTACAGTAAAAGTAGATGGAGAATATCTTTATACAGAAGAAGATGCCAAAGAAGTATGTCATGGTTGTCCAGTACAACGTGAATGCTTAGACTTTGCAATAATAACTAAATCTGATATGGGAATATTCGGTGGATATACGCCAGAGGAAAGAAAATTATTACAACATAATTATAAAAGAGAGCTAGAATTACGTAGGAGGAAAAATGGAAAACAACAGAGTAATTGAAATAGCAGATGTAAAAGTTACGGATTTAAAAGCATATAAAGGAAATCCTAGAGTAGGTAGCATTGAAGCTATTGCTGAATCATTAAATGAAAACAAACAATACAAACCTATCGTTGTTAATAAAAAAGATAACGCTATATTAGCTGGTAATCACACATGGATGGCTGCAAAAAGTTTAGGATGGGAAACTATACAAGTAGCTTATGTTGATGTTGATGATGAATCAGCTTCTAAAATTGTTTTAGCAGACAACAGAACAAACGATTTAGCTTCATATGATACAAGTCAATTAGCTAATTTATTGAAAAACGTTAAAAACCCAGTTGGTACTGGTTATACAACACAAGATGTAAGTATGATAATTGATGCTGTTGATAGAAGTTTAACCCAAACATTTGATAGTTTAACAAGTAGTAATACTAATTTAGATACATACATTGATGGTTTATCTAACCCACAACAAGGGGAATACGAAATACCTGATACATTAGACGGGCTAACAGATATTAATATCGGTATCGCAGAAGAAGATGATGATGAAGATGGTTTTGATGACAATGTCGAATTAGATAATAAAATAGACCAAAGTGTTTTAATGATAGATGATGAAAAACTTTTTCTTCCTACAAACAATAGATGGGATATACCAGAATTAAGAAGGGATATGTTGCTAGACAAACTACCACAACCATTAGATACATGGGGAGGTAGAGATGCTACACCTGATGATGGTATAACACATTGGTTATGGAATTATGGTTTAGCAAGACCAATAGGTATGCCATACGAAAGAGCTATTATGTCTTTCTTTACACATGACCATAAGTTCTTTAACTTTATTACCCATACTGGTTATATGATACAAAAAGTAGTTAGTGCTGGAATTAAGTCGGCTATTGTTCCAGACTTCTCTTTTTATTTTACAGAGCCAAAAGCCTTCCATTTACAAGCAGTATATAATGCACAATGGTTAGGACGTATGTTTCAAGAAGTTGGAATTAAAGTTATACCACGTGTTCAATTCGCAGATGAGCAATCAATGGATATAGCTATGTTAGGAATACCTAAAAATCCACCTATCTTAGCTATTTGTATTCAGAATATAGATGCCGAAGAAGGTAATCCAAAACGTGATACAAGAGAAAAATCTATACAAGTATTAGCTAATTGTACAAAGATAGCTTTGGATGCTTTACAACCAGAGCACTTATTAATCTATGGTGGTAATCCAGGTCATAATTTAGTTAAAGAAAGAGTTAAACCAGATATGCCGACTACTTATCTATACAACTATGCACACAAAAGACGTGGTGTTGTATATGATAAAAAAGAAGGTAAAGATGGAGAAATGTACGACCCATTAGCACCTGGTTCAAAACCTAAGCACATAGAAGACTAACTTGCACTTGTTTTTATATTAATTATTGTTCTTACTATGAATAATGTAATTACAATTAAAGGTGCTGGTTCTGGTTCTGGTGCAACACGTTCTGCACAACAAAAAGCTAGAGGTACTAAAAGAAACCCTTTCAAAGCTGGTTCTGCAAGAGCAACAAAGTTCAAGCAATTAACAAATGCTCAGGCTACAGTTAATGACCCTAATAAAGGTGCAAGAGCTAAAACAAGAGCTAGAAACATTTTAAGGGCACAAGGTATCGGTGCTAGAAGTAACGTAGCTGCTGTTAGAGCTGCTGCTTCAAAACGTGGTGCTTTAAAAACTAAACCAACACCAACTAGAAGAACAAATAGATAATTTATAAATCTAATTTATAAGCATTCCACCATACAACGTGGTTTGTAATAGGTTGATAAATACCACCAATAATATCTTTAGGTAAGTGTTTAACGTCTTCATCTGAAGGGAAAACATTTTGATTAGGATGTGTGTGAATAATAGCAACTAATAAATTAGAATATTTTTCATAGTCGAGAGGATTAACTTCAAATTTATTTTGTTTATCCTCCGCTATGTTTTTTATTGGTACAACTTTTTTAATATATAAAACTTCTTCATTATCCCAATGACCTAAGCAAAAGAACACTTGTTCTTCGGTAGGATTATCATAATCATAAGGAATATCCGTATAAAACTCTACTAAATATTTATCATATTCAGCTAAGTTATCTGGCACATAAACCGTGCTAGTTAGTTCAATATCTGACACAAGTAGCCCTTTCTTTATATATTGCTACAATAATAATAACACATTTAGGTGATTTCATAGTGTTTCCTGTTTACCTCCACTACGCTATTGAAATCACCTGTGGTATAATTTTAACTAATTATGGAACAAACAGAAGCAAAAAAACAGCTAATTTTAGGAAGACCACCCCAAGATGATGATGAATTATGGGAAGTAGTTCGTTTATTATGGGGAATATCCATACCTAGAACACCTATTTGTCCACACCACCAATCCCCATTTGACGCATTCGCTGATGCTTACTTTGGTAGGCATCCTTTTTCTATTTGGAAAGCAAGTCGTGGTATGGGAGGAAAAACTAATACTTTAGGACTTTTAGCCCTGACGGAAGCAGTAACTTTAGGAGCTCAGGTAACAGTACTAGGAGGTTCTGCAGCACAATCACTTCGTGTTTATGAAATATCTTTAGAAGCATGGGCACATAAAAACGCACCTACAGGTCTTTTAGTAGATGCACCAAACAAATATTCAACTAATTTAACTTCAGGAGCTTGGATTAGAGCTTTAACAGCTTCACAAAGGTCTGTTCGTGGTCAGCACCCACAAAGACTAAGACTAGATGAGATAGACGAAATGGAATTAGACATCTTAGAAGCAGCACAAGGACAGCCAATGGCTAAAAATGGTATTCAAACACAAACAGTTGCTTCATCTACACACCAATATCCAGATAAAACTATGACAGAAATGCTTAGACGAGCAAAAGAAAAAGGTTATCCAGTATATGAATGGTGTTGGAGAGAAACAGTTAAACCACATGGTTGGTTAGAGCCTACAGAAGTAGAAAGAAAAAGAAGTGAAGTTTCACAAGCTATGTGGGATATAGAATTTGATATGCAAGAGCCTTCATTTGAAGGTAGAGCTATAGAAGCAGAGAAAGTTGATGAAATGTTTTCATTACAAACACACGATAAGGTTTCTGGAGAAGTCGGTGTAGAATACCAGTTCGAAAAGTATATGGGGGAGGGCACTTACATAACTGGAGTGGACTGGGCAAAGCAAAGAGATTATACAGTTATAACTACATTAAGAACTGATGTTGAACCTTGGCGTGTAGTTGCTTTTGAAAGAACACACCGTGAGCCTTGGGGAGATATGGTAGCAAAAGCTGAACAAAGATTAGCTAAATATCCTGGGAAATTAGTTCATGATGCTACTGGTATTGGTAATGTAGTAGAAGATTACATAACAGTTGATTCAATTCCTTATGTAATTACTGGAAGTAATAAAAAGAACTTATTTTCTGAATATATTTCTGCGTGTGAGCGTGGATTAATTCAAAGTCCAATGATAGAAAGTATGTATCAAGACCATAAATATGCTGGTTTTGATGATATCTTTGGAAACGGACACACACCTGACAGCATGGTTGCTATGGCTTTAGCATGGGCAGAACGTGGATTTAAGTTTGAAGCGTTAGCACCATTAATTGATTTTGTTCGTGACAAAAGTCCTTGGAGTCTTTGAACCTTCGCACTCTTATCTAGTTAGTCAAAAATATCATTTTTCATTTGTGGAAGTTTTGAAAGTTGCGAGTGCATTTTAAAAGTGCCCTTAAAGGTGTATTTGAAAAAAATCGAGGACAATTATTATGTTGCGTTAAAAAAGAGGACAATTCTTCTTGCAAACGGTTTGCACTAAAAAATGAGAGCAAAAACTCAGGGAAGCTGGGTGATGAGAACATTTTTTTTACTGAAGGTGGTGGTGGTGGAAGGTATGGCTCTCGTTTTTTTAACCCGAACCCCCCTGAAAAAAAAAAGAAAAAAGAGAGCATCTGGAAAAAAATCTCGTCCCAATGTGAGAGCTTTTTTTTGCAAAAACCAGATGGCGAAGAAAACATGAAAAGAGAGCAAATATCCTTCGCTGCCATTAGATTAAGTTCTCTTTTTCCTGATATCTACCAATGTAACCCACAAAAAAATGTTCTCCAATGAAAATAAAAAAGGCTGCTGCGTAAGCCAAAGAATATTAAATGTTCTCTTTTGTTTCACCCTCTGGGGATTGTCATTAGATGAAAAAAGAGCACAAAAAAAAATGGGGATAGTAGCTAAATAATTAAATTTAACTACTATCCCCAAAAGGTATGTATGAATTATGTACTCAAAATTACTCTGATTTACCTGCGTTTCGGATTTCTTGCACTTGTTGTGAAGTCCTCCTGCTTACAAAGTTGGCTAAACGTTTACTAGCACCACTCGGACTTTCGCCTGTCCTCACAGTAGTGGTAGCTCCTGTCTTTATCCATATTTTTTGACCAGCTATAACAGTTTCAACAGTTAAAGCGTGTTCTATGGTATCGCCCTCGTTTAGACTTGGTTTCTTTACCATTTTTTGTAAGTTTCATTGAAAAACTCATCAACATCTGAACTCTTGCTAAAGTCAATGTTTATGGGCTTTTGCTCTCTATATTTATATTCGGCATAGGCTAAACGAAGTATATTAAAGACCTCGTAAATAGCATATATACCTATGAAAATCATAGTTACGATAATGCCGAAATGTAAGCCACTACTAAATGTTATCATCTGTACTGACCTCCTCTCTATATTTAGGTTGTTTTCCTTTTGATTTATTGACATACCAATTCTGTACATAGATAATGTCCTCAGAAGTCCATATTGGTATTGAATTTTTTCCTTGCTTTAAATGATAGCTAGGCAAAATTTTCTTTGTTCTCAACCACCTACGAACTGTCTTAATATCCACATCTAAAGACCTCGCCAAATCAATCGGTAAAAATACTTTTTCTCTTGTGTTTTTATCAACCCAAGTCCTCAATGCTGAGGGGGATTTTTGTATTGGATTAACCATTACTTGTCCTCCTCAACATTAAGTTTAATATAATCTTTACCTGTTTTGACTTTGAGATATTTCTTAGCTATGTCCTCTGATATATCCCCATTTTTAATGGCGATTTCAAGCAATTTTTTATCTATAGATTTTTTTATGATTTTATCATATTGCTCTGTAGATAAGTCCTCAATAAGTCCTAACTCATCAATTTCTATTCTGTCATTTTTGACTAGAGTAGATTTAATGTTTAAGCCCTCATGTGATACTGAAAAACTTTTCATATCACTATTTTTGAGATATTGCATTAACTTAGCTTTTAATGTACTCTCTTGGTCATCTAAGGATAACTTTTGTGTACGAATTAGATTTAACGAAATTAAAATATTTTTAATGTCATCAACCATCTAAAACGTCCTCGTGTACTGTAGTCGGCATGATTTCCTGTCTTTCACATTGGTCGCACTCGACTAGAGTTTGAGTTTCACTACGTTGTTCAAGTTTTGTCCAAATTGTAGTACTCCCACAATTATCACAATCTTTGAAAAACATTTGCATTAGTGTCATATGTCCTCCTAATTAATATAGAGTAATTTTGATAATCAGTAATCTACGATAGGTCTAATGTCCTCGATTTATTTAGTATATATATTTATTAGTTATATCGGAAACGATAGATTTTACAATATCTAAAGTGTCCTCTAACTTCTTTATTTGCTTAATGTTAGTGAAATTTCCAAAAGCATAATTGTCTTTGTCCTTAGCCCTCTCTATGTCGAAATATCCTCCATAGAATAAGAGATTTGAACTATCGACCTCTTTTGTAATTTCTCTAACTAATTCGATTTCTTTATCGCTATCTGTCCAAGCACCATCAGTGAGGGCAACAACAAATTTGTTGTTTCTATCACTTGTACGTAAAACGTTTAATGCTTGTTTTAAAGCGTACTCGGGTTGAGTTCCACCACCTGTAGCATAGACAGGAACTTGTCCTCTCTGAGCTTTTTGGTTAGGTTTGTAAACAATATAACATTGATTAGCAAAGCCTAATACTGTAGTCCTCACACCGATTTTATCTAACGATTGTTTTAATATCCACACAACTTCACTAGCTGACCTCGCAACGCTATCCATACTGCCCGACATATCAAGCAATATGACACACTCGCTAGTAGCAGCGTCCTCCTCGCTAGGTTTCCATTTTTTGAAAACATCTGCTCTAGGAAGATGTTGTGTCCTCATCAATCTGTTCATATCTACGATACCTGTCTTGCGACCTCGTAACCAATCTTGCTCTAAGTCAATTCTTAATTGTCTAAAATATCTATCAATTTGAGATTTTAGACTAAGTGTACTCGGAGAAGGTGCAACAAGCATAGGTTTAGCCGTAATACCGACAACGTTAATGTCCTCAACTGCTTTCTCAATTTTTGATGAAATATCTTTTTTAGTAATTTCAACATCATTTTTAAAAGTAGGATTGGACTCGTATATTTCGATAATTTCCTCTAAACTAGCTTTTACATCTTTTACAGATTGGTTATCAGCCTGACCTCGTCCAGCTTTAGTACCTAAGTTAGTAACTTCGTTAGATTTCATGTCCTCTATAGTTTCCTTAACTTCTTGAATTAATTCATCTATAAAAGGTTTAACAAGTTTTTGGTCTTGTACTCTCGTACTGCCTTTTGAAAGACTACCTTGTTGTGTTTTCTTCCAATGACCTCGACCAGCTCCTGCATCTTTATCGTTTACGTGTTGGCTACCACCTATACACTTCGGCAAAGCCTTACCAGACTTAGTCCTCATAGGCTTTAACACTTCTATGACAAATCTTTCGATTAAGTCATAGCCCTCTTGATATCGGGTGTTTGTATAAGTGATATTCTTAACGTAGTCCTCGACAATCTGTTCCATATTCTTTGTGAAATTTTCGCCATATTCTTGTGCGAATAATGACCTCATTTCCATACGTGTTTCGATTGGTAGAAAATATCTACCACTTAACAACATATAAGAATTTGCAACATCACCGTCCTCTTGGTTTAAGATATAGTTGAAAACTGCGATTGAAAAATAATCAACAATTTTTGGAAATATCATAACCATAGACATTTCTGCTCGTAAGTCCTCTAACACGTTAAACGCATACCAATAATCAGGAAATTGGTCAGCCATTTTTCTGACCTCTTTCGCTATCTTACTGTTCATACGCGGTGTAAAGAAAATATGAGCCAACTCGTGATAATTAAGACCTTTGACCTCTGCTATGTTCTTAAAGTTAATTTGGTTACTTTCTACCAAATTAGCAAAAGATTTCGCAACGTATCTTTTATTCAAATATACGTCCTCGCCATCTGTCCATGCAGGAGCATCAATCATTTTTTGTCTACCGTCCTCAAGGAATATTTGAGTTTCATAGTCGCCAAGTAAAATACGATTTACCTTAGTAAATGTACTCGCAAAACTCTGACCGATAATATCGACCATTGATTTACGAGCTTTGTCCTCAGCAGACATTTCATCAAGAGAGTTGGCTGAGGTGTCCTCAACCATTCTCTCTATCAACTCGTTAAATTCCTCAATGGACATTTTTTCATTATCCATTAAGTTAGTCCTCTCTTAGTTATCTGTATCATCTAAGTCATTTGATTGAGGAACATCATTGACAAACATGTCGGGAACGTCCTCGCCAAATTCGTTAGCGATTTGTGGGATTAATATATCAAAGTACTCTTTGATTGCTGCTCTTTCATCAATATCGAATTTATTAACGAAATTGGAAATAGCAAATTCAAGACCTAAGTCCTCAACAAATTCGCCAAATTCCATAAGTGAGTTTGTACTCACAGGAGTTGCAATCGTACCATTTTCACGAGCAATTCTTAGCTTTTCTGCGAGTTCAAGCAAAGCTGGTCTATTCTCAACGAGAATATCCTCATTGTTGCCCTCGTAGGTGTATTCTAAATGAATACCAAAGCGATTTTTAAATGCTTCGTTTAATGGTCTAGTGCCCTCATAGTTAGGGTTTATACAAGCTACAGCTTGAAAACCCTCATGAGCTTTGATGACCTCACCACCATTTTCAACTAGAGTTAGTGTCCTACGACTATCTAGCAAAGGGTGGAGGGCAGCCGAAATGTCTGGTTTCATAAAATTAACCTCATCTAGTAAGAGGACACCACCATTTCTTACTAAAGTTGTAACAATTCCGTCTACCCACTCAAAGCCATTTCCGTCCTCTGATGGTTTAAATTGCCCAAACATTTGGTCTGGATTAGTTGCACCATTACAAGCTATGGAAACAAATGGTAAATTAGTACTCTCAGCATGAGCTGAAACACTATGAGTTTTACCAACACCTGTATCCCCAGAAATGAGGACATTGTGTCTTACTTTGTGTGCGTATGCTAGTATTTGTAGGTCTGTTTGACCTCCTGCTAATACTCTCTCAACATAATTGTCAAGTGAGCCTTTAGGGATTAGAGAACTTACGTCCTCTGATAAGATTACCTTATCTTTATTCATGTTTTATCCTTCCATGAGGACACAGACCTATCGTAGATTACTGATTGTTATAATTCATACTATACACTTCTCAATGTACTCCGAATAATTATTTTATACTCTTTTAGCTTGTTCTTTGGCTACTGTACTCGCACCACAATGGAAACATAAGAATTGTACAAGTGTTGTACTCTTTACGTTAGCCATTACGGAAACTTTAGCCATGAATTGATTACACATACATTTTATACGTGTATCGACCTCTTGACTTAGCCCCATAGCATATAAGCAGAAGATGTTTTGTTGCCCTCATTGAACCATTTATTTCGGTCAAATGATGGGCTGACCTCCTCCATAACATTTGCTATAGCGTAATTAACACTAGCCAATTTTTCTAAAGCAACTTTGAAACTTTTTGAGTTTTTGTTGCTGTACTCATGTACTAGTGTCATAGTATTAACATTTAAGATTTCTCTTAAAAGATTAAGTTGTTTTCTAGTGAATTTGACCTCGCCAAATTCCTCAATCAACTCTAATAATTGTTCTTTATTCATATATATACTCTCTTTCTCGGAGTACATTGTGAAGTGTACTTTTAGATACGCATTGTAATGTCCTCATTAGTTAGTTAGTTACTGTTAATTAATTAGTTAATATGTCTATTATTTGATTTATTTTTTCTGGATTTTTGATTAGTATTTTTCGAGCTTGACCTCTTTTTTTATCCAATCCCATTTGAATTGGAAAATTAGCATTAATCATTAATCTATCGCAGGAGCAAGTTGAGGCATTGTGTCCTCCACATCTTCTGCATGAGCCAATTCTAGCCATATATACCCCCATTTCTATGAGGACATTGTAATGCGTATCGTATGATTATCCACTAGGCGTCCTCTATTATGTAGGAACTTGGTTATTAAGAAAAGACCTCTTTTTTATGATTATGGTACTTTTGTACAAACTATTTGGCTACACAGGAGGTTGCCCTCCCTACACACCAACGCACAGACAATTTCTAACACATAAAACGTTAGTCCTCTACCTAGCTTGGTAGTTTTTACTTCTTGAACTGAAGTATCGCCCTCCAACAGGCTTGGTTATCATGGTAGTCTGAGCAGTCCTCCGACACTCGTATGGTTGTGATAAAATCAACCACCAACATCACAAACTCTGCCCTCATAACCGAAGGCATAACTTGTGTCCTCATCTGACAGTAAGGTCGCAAGAGTGTAGGTATTGACCTCTAGTCAGCTTGAAAACACAAGCTCTGTGTGTCCTCTTGGAGAGGTTTTACACTTAGGCTGAAGGTCAGTTCCATTTTGTCCTCCGACAACGACTATAGACCAACTACCACCTATTGTCCTCTTTATCCAAGATGGTTTAAGATATAAAATACCTTATAATAAGTATACTATTGTCCTCGCAATTAGGTAGCCTATTTTTAAGATTTTTTCAATAAATAAGCTGGAAAATAGCCCATAAAATAAGCCTATTTTAAAGCCTTATTTCATGGGATTTTATACAAGAGGACTAGAAATTTATGTATAATTATACATTTTTTATGTATAAATATTCATTAAAAAAATAGCCATTTTTGAGCAAAAATTAGCTGAGTACACGCCTAATAGTTGGACTTTGTGAAATTTTTCACAAGCTCAAAGGTAAGGTTTTGCCCTCAAATGCACGAAATTTTCAAAAAAATCGGCTTCGGTGTCATTAAATCATTTTTATGATATAGATAGAGTAAAAGAACGTAAAAACAGTTATTTCCAGACCTCAAATACTATCCAAATAGATACTATTCAAGATAAAAAAATAGTGTTTAGGTACTACAAGTAATGGCGAAACACGACATAAATTAAGACCTCTAAGGGATATTCAAAAATGATGGGGTTTGGCTTTGCATAGATGACAGTTTCACAGTAAGATAAACAGAGTACATGAAAGTAAATACTAAATCAATCGAAGTAAGAGAAAAAGACAGACAAGCTCTCGAATTACGCAAAGCTGGAGCTTCTTATGAGGTCATTGCAAAGCAATTAGGATATGCTGATAGTAGTGGAGCTTATAAGAGTGTACAACGAAGTATGAAAACCATAATCGCCGAGCCTACAGATGAACTCCGACAAGTAGAGTATGAGCGACTAAATCAAATCTTATTAATCTTATGGGAGAGAGTTCAACAAGGAGAGTTAGGAGCTATTGACAGAGCTTTATCGGTTATGGATAGAATAAGTAAGATGTATGGACTCGACGCCCCGAAACAGACAGAAATAAAACAACAAATCACACAAGGTGTGATGATTGTTGATGGGAGCAAAGAGGAGTACTTACAAGCTATTAGACAGGAGATTGATGGTGTTGAAGTTTCATAGTATACTGTTCTCATGATAGATATAGAGAAAGCCTTTATGCTGGGGTTAGTGAGTGGAGAACAAGTAGATATCAAAGATTTGTTGCCTACTAGATATGGAAATAAACCTGCAATGTTCTCAATAAATGAGCCAATTAGCAAAGACCGTGTCTTTACTCAACAAAAGAGCACAAAAGCATACTTATCCAGACAGCAGCACATGATTAAAACAGATTTTGAGAGCATAAAAATCAATGGGAGCTGGTTGCTAGAGCTGATTGATTGAGATTAAGTTCTCGTTTAACAATCGGATAGAGCTGCAATCAAAATTATTACACAAAACAGGTGATGAGTACTTAAAATGAAAAACTTTGCACCCCACCCCACCAAAAATTACGATTTTTCACTAACCCTGTTGGTCACCCATTTTTTATATACAGAAAATTTTTAGAAGGAGATAAACTGAGAGCATGAAATTTATAGAAAACTGCAAGAGTTGCAAAACAACATTTAAAATTAAAGATAACTATAGAGTTTGCGGAAATTTAGGTTGTGTCCAGTACAATAAACGTTTTGGTAAAAAACTAGCAATAGCTAAAACAGAAGAAGAATGAAGTGGTTATTAATATTATCTGTGGTTTGGCTTTACTATGTTGCTTATATGGTATGGCGAAACTCATAAAAGAATAATTTGTCATAAAACATAGATAGTATACAATATTATTTGGGAAGTTGAGGGGGATTTCTCAGTCACTGATATATGTCTTCTGAGAAGAAGATTCAATCGTCCATTACAATGCAACAAGCTACAGACAGAAAAAATCCCCCAAACTCCCTTGACATAAATCACGATTATAACTATTCTTAAAGTGATTTATTTAATATATATATTTAAAGAAGTCTATTTGGATGTGAACCCACCCGAATCAGGCAACTGATTCACCACCCACACTAAATGGACTTCTTTTTTTTTATATGATACGATTGATTTCTATGTGTATGACAACGAAAAATGAAGACGGTACGTATATCACTATTTGTAATTGCAAATATGGTAGTGAGCATTGTTGTGCCGAGCAAAGCGAGGCTGTGGTTGAGCAAAAATCGTAAATTTTTTGTTTCCGCTTCGCCCAACGCCATCTTGACTTCGGTGCTGATTCGCCATGAAGCAGACCAATATAAAAAAGCACCAAAGAAAGTAAAACAATCCCTTAAAAGTATTCCAGAAGGCTTAAATTGGGGTCTAACAGAAGACGATTTACCTTAGTGGCATAATTCCCCAGAAAAAATTTGGGAGAAAATTTTAACCTTTCTTAAAAATGCTCTCTGTTTTCACAAAAGATATTTTCTTTGTGATTTGATAACTTTCTTTTACAAACAGAACAACGATACATTCTAGGATTTGAATAATCATCTATCATTGATAAAAGGCGTTCTAAATTAGCTACTAACTTTTTACCTTCTCTTTGAATTTTTTTATCTAATTCGTCCATGTTGTGGACTGGGAGGGAATCGAACCCTCGTTACCTACTAACTGTCCCGCAACACTTAGCAAGTCTTTCCAGTACCAGCCCTAAAATAATTATACCAGTATTACTTACTAGGCATATTATTTTTTACAAATTCTTTTACTACAACAAGAGCTGCTGAAGCACCTGCAATGATTGCCAACTGTAAAGTTGAAGCATCTAATTCAATGAGTGGAGCTACAGTTATGGAAGCAATGAATGCTTCTGCAAATGTAAATCCAACTCTTTCTAAAAGGTCTTTGTATTTTTCCATTTATCTTCTCCTTCGTAAAACAGTCTAGTAAAAAAAAATATTTAAAAAAACTACACATAAAAATCAATATGGTGTAAATTACTTTCTTATCACAAGAGCTTGTGTAACAACTAAATAGATAAGACGATTGGAGCAGAAGATGTCAGCACATCCTGAAATACTTCTTGTTTCTGCTTTGCTACGCAGAAAAGACTACGCAGTAATAGCTGAACAAGGAATAAGTAGAGAATACTTTATATCATATCCTGAAGAATATTCTTGGATAGAAAAGTACTTTATACAGCATAGAACTTTACCTAGTACTAATGCTTTTAAAACTAACTTCCCTGAAGTTACTTTGTACAAGGTAGATGACTTAGAACATTTTTGTTCAGAAGTTAAAGATAACTATGTTAGAACTAAGTTAAGTTCTTTAATGAAAAATACTTTTGAAGATATAAAAGAAAAAGAACAAGGTTCTAAGTTATTAGATTCTTTGTATCAAGATATTTTATTACTTCAGAAAAAAGTTAGTACTGGTTCTAGTACTTTAGATGTTGTATCAGATGGAGATTATTTACTAGCAGATATTGAAAGAAGAATAGCTGCAAAAGATAAAAGAGGTTTAGCTGGAATACCAACTGGCTTCCCAACTTTAGATAATTTAACTGGTGGAGCATCAGGAGGAGATTTCTGGGTAGTAGGAGCTAGATTAGGGCAAGGAAAAACTTGGACTTTAATTCGTATGGCTTGTTCAGCATTACAAGCAGGAGAAAAAGTTTTATTTGTATCTTTAGAACAACCTTCAAAACAAATTGGGTTTAGGGTACAAAGTTTTCTTTCTTCAGAATACGGAAAAGAAACTTTCAAATCTTTAGATTTAATGAAAGGTGAAAACTTTGATATTAGAGAATACAAGAAATTCTTACAAGAACTTCCTAAAAAAATTAAAGGAAGTTTTACAGTAGTAGACGGTAGTAGAGGAGCAGTTTCTCCAGCAGTTGTTGCTAGTAGAATACAAGAACATAAGCCAACTGTTGTTTATATAGACTATTTAACTTTGTTGAAGTCAGGGGGAGATGATTGGCGAGCTGTTGCTTCGTTAAGTGCTGATATCAAAGCAATAGCTCAGAGATATGATATCCCGATTATATCTGCTGCACAAATGAATAGAGAAGGTGGAGGTAACGAACCCCCTTCAGTAATTCATTTATCTCAATCTGATGCCATAGGTATGGATGCGGACTGTGTAGTCACTCTGGTACAGAAATCTCCCCACGTTGTTAAATTCAAATTAGCTAAATTCAGACATGGACAAGATAACAAAAACTGGTTCTGTAAATTTACACCAGGCTCTGGTTCGTTTGAAGAAATATCTGGAGATGATGCACAAGATTTGATTATCTCAGACCAAGATGATTTGGAATATGACTGATGAGTCTTTGGAATAGTAAAACTCAATGGATTATCTTTAAAGCTAAAGAATTAAAAGATGACCCAGAGTTTTTACTCAAAAAGTTGTATGAAAAAAAGTTTAACCAAATCATTGACAACTTAAATCAAGAAATTACTATGGAAATAGTTAAAAGAAAGGAAGATGATGAAAAAATTTAACATCTTACTAAGCGGTAAAAAAACTTACCTTGCTGAAACTGAAGAACAGGCAATTAAATATGCCGAAAACGATATGAAAAATATACCACAGCAATTTAACGTTGGTATTTTTGCTATATCAGAACAAGGAGAAGACAAATGATAGAAGGAACTAGAAAAGCTAAAGTTCGAAAAAGTAAAACTTTTGCTAAAGGCAGAGTTTGTGCAAATAAAGATTGTGAACAAGTTCTTAGCCAATATAATAAACAAAAATTTTGCTTTCAACATCATGAGAAAAAGTTTCCACGTGTTCGTGGACACGAATTAGTCAAATGAAAGACGAAGTCGAATTTGTCTTGATAGAGAGGGGTAAAATGTCAAGAAAAACAAATGTTAAATACTATTTAGGTTATGGAAGAACTATACCGCTTGGAAATAAAAAAGCTATGAAACCTTCAGACTTAAAAGTTGGAATGGTTATGGAAGGTAACTTCAAACAAGGTGTAGTTATCGAAAATATAGAAATGATAACCGATAATAAAGGCGAAAATCATTGGAAAATTAAAGTAGGTGGTCATACTGCTGGTGGAGAATATTTTGAATTTAGTGAATACCAAACAGCAATTATAGACTATGTTGCTATGGATTTGGTAAAGCGTGATGGATTATAGAGGAAAGATAGTCAATCAACATTTAGACGTTGTAACTGAATCTGAAGAAGAATTTTATTGTAGATGTCCATTTCATTCAGACAACAATCCTAGCTTTGCCGTTAATAAGAAAAACGGATTATGGATTTGTCATGGCTGTAATGAAAAAGGTAATTGGAATACTTTATTACGAAGATTAGGTATTAAGAAAAATTATCCACATCTACAAGAAATTCCTGTTGATGCTATCGATAATATTATTCGTGAATTAGATGAATACATTACAGACCCAACAATGGATTCTGATACTGAATATTTTGAATCAAAATGGTTAGACCAATATAAATATCCACATGAATATTGGGAAAGCCGTGGATTAAGTGAAGAAACTGTAGAAAGGTTTGATTTAGGATATGACCCATTAACTAATTCTGCAACTATTCCTTTGAAAACACATCACGGAAAAATTCTTGGTGTAATTAAAAGAAGATTAGACCCAGAAGCTAATATTCGTTATTTATATCCAAAAGGATTTAATAAAGCTGGATTTTTATATGGTCAGCATGAATATCAAAAAGATAACTTAATAAACGAGAACTTTAAAAAGCTGAAGTATGATGGAGGTGTCGCTTTGGTTGAAGGTTCTATTGATGCTTTATCTTTTTGGGAAATAGGAATACCTGCTTTAGCAATTTTAGGCTCTAATTTAAGTGATTTTCAAAAAACGCTCTTAAACCGCCTAAACCCTGCCTATATTGTGTTATGTTTTGACAATGATGACGCAGGCAAAATGGCAGGTGTTAGCGTTTGTGATAAGATGGAAATACCAATAATGGTTGGAAGGTATAAATCAGACTGGGCTAAAGACCCAGCAGATTTAACTAAAGAACAAAGAAAAGAGTTATTTACAGAAGCAGAGATGTGGTTTCCTGAAGATGAGTGAAAAAGATTTTGAACAAATAAATAAAGCGTTAGGAGATTCTGCTCCTAATGTTAATTCCAGAGTAGGTATGTCAGAGTTTGGTATGTCTGGATTAAACAGACAAGCTGGATATGTGATGGAGGAGTTCCTGTACGACTTACAAGGTCGAAAGGGAATGAAAACATATCGTGAAATGGCAGACAATGATGCTATTATCGGTGCTATTTTATTTGCCGTAGACCAAATTATTAGAAGTACTAAATGGGATGTTGAACCATTCTCAGCTAAAAGAGATGATGTTAAACAAGCACAATTTGTTCAAGAGTGTATGGATGATATGTCTAACACATGGCTTGAATTTGTTTCTGAAGTTATGTCAATGCTTGTGTATGGATTTAGCTTACATGAAATAGTTTACAAAAGGCGTGGAGGTATGGACACATCAGACCCAACACAACGTTCTAAGTTTACAGACGGAAGAATTGGTTGGAGAAAAATGCCAATGCGTGCCCAAGACACAATAGACCATTGGATATTCGACCCACAAGGTGGTATTCGTGGTGCTATGCAATTAGCTCCACCAAGCTACAAACAAGTAGTGATACCAATGGAAAAATGTTTATTATTCAGAACACAATCACATAAAAATAATCCTGAAGGTCGTTCTATTTTAAGAAATGCTTATCGTTCTTGGTACTTCAAAAAAAGAATTGAAGAAATAGAAGGTATTGGTGTAGAAAGAGATTTAGCTGGTATTCCAATAGCTTATGTAGACCCAGCTATTATGGCTGCTGGTGCAACTGCTGACCAACAAGCAATGTTAGAAGCTATTAAAAAATTAATTGTTAATGTTCGTAGAGATACACAAGAAGGAATTATCTTTCCTAGAGTTTATGATGCTTCAGGAAAACCATTATACGAATTTGGTCTTTTAAATTCTGGTGGAAGTAGACAGTTTGATACAACAGCTATTGTTACCAGATACGAACAAAGAATTGCTATGACAGTATTAGCAGATTTTATTTTATTAGGTCATGGCGGAACAGGTTCTTATTCTTTAGCAGGAAATAAAACAAGATTATTTGCAGTAGCATTAGAAAGTTACTTAGACAATATAACAAATGTATTTAACGATTATGCTATTCCAAAATTATTTCAAATCAATGGTTTTGATACAACTAGATTACCAAAACTAAGACACAGTGATTTGGAAACACCATCACTACAAGAGTTAGCTCAATACATATCTACTCTTGCTGGTTCTGGTATGCAAATATTCCCTGACCAAAAACTTGAAGAATATTTAAGACAGATTGCTACATTGCCAAAACAAGATAGTCAAGATTATTTGAAACCACAAGACCCAAATAATTCAACAGGAATTGCTGATATTGATTATCAAAAAATTGTCCAATTAGCACAGCAACAAGAAACAGTAAATCAAGTAAGGGAACAAGCTCGTGAAGCAGTTAGACAAGAATTTAATCCTGAAGGCAATAAATCCGAAGGAAAATAGAAAACAAGTAATCGAAGATTTTGAAGAATATGAAAAAATCTACGAAGATACTATTCGTGAAGCTGAAAAATTATATAAAGCAGAAATTGCTAAATTATCTAAAAACTTTAATGAGCAGAACGTTTTAGACGAGGAAATTACTCAATTCGATAGTACTTTAATGTTAGCTTTAGGTGCGTTTGTTTTTACTCAGGCTGCATCCTTGGCTTATTCAAAATTAGCGAGAGCTATACCTGATAATCCAGAATTGATAAACGGATTAGCTTCTAAGTTTGCACAAGAAAGAGGTGCAGTTTTAGTTGAAGGAATAAGTAAACAAACACAATTAGCTTTAAGAGAAACAATCGGAAATGGAATAAGAACTGGTGCTAGTGTTTCAGAAATAGCAAGTAGAGTTAAAGACAATATAGGATTAGATACTAGAGGAGCTAGAGCAGTTGAAAATTTAAGAAACAGTTTATCTACAAAAGGAATATCACAAGTTAAGATAAATAAACAAGTATCTGATTATTCAGCTAAATTATTAAATCAAAGGGCACAGTTAATAGCACAAACAGAAGTACAAACTGCTATTGAAACTGCAAAATTAGAAGTATGGAAATCTACAGGAACACCAACACCTGTTCAATGGATAACAGATGCTCAACCTTGTGTTAAATGTGCACCTTCGGCAAATGATATTGTTTTAGCTGGACAATACTTTCAAACATCAATGGGAGCGTATCAATCTCCACCAATTCACCCAAATTGCAGATGCCAATTACATCCTGTAGAATCTAGGACATGAACGAAATCATAAAGTTTGATAACGACCAACGATTAGTATTCGGTTGGGCAAATATTATAAAAGATGAAGATGGTGAAGTCTATGTTGATTCACAAGGAGATTTCATTGAAGATATTGGAGAATTAGAAAAAGCTGCATATGATTATGTTCTTCATTCCAGAAATGGTGCTGAAATGCACATTAATCAAAACGTTGCAAGAGTTGTAGAATCTTTTGTTGTTACTCCAGATAAATTAGAAGCTCTCGGTTTAGTATCAAAATCTGAAAACATACCTGCTGGCTGGTGGATAGGATTTAAAGTTGATAATGATGATGTTTGGGAAAAAGTAAAAAATGGTTCATATACAGGATTTTCTGTACACGGCAAAGGTCAAAGAGAAATTGTAGATATGACTATGTCTAAAGTTCACGGAGAAGGCGATATAGAACGTTCTTTAAAAGAACATAAGAAAAAAGGAAAACATTCTAAAAAGCACATGGATGAAATGCGAAGAAGAATTATGAGTGGTGATACTATGGCTTTAGCTCATTCAAGAGCTTCAAGAACTGTTGGTAAAGGTGCAGGTAAAGATAAAATCTCTACAGTTATGCGTGAGTTTTATGCTAAGAAACTTAAAAATGCACAAGGTAAAATTGTTACTGATAGGGGACAAGCAATGGCTATTGCTATATCAGAATCTAAAAAATTAAAGAAAGCACATAAAGCTGGTCATCCAAGATTAAAAGACCCAAAAGGTGGATTAACACAAGCAGGACGTGAACACTTTAAAAGAACTGAAGGTGCTAATTTAAAACCTGGTGTTAAAGGACCTGCTAATACACCAGAAAAGATGAGAAGAAAAGGTTCTTTCTTAACAAGATTTTTTACTAATCCTAGTGGTCCAATGGTTAAACCTAATGGGCAACCATCAAGACTTGCTTTATCAGCTAATGCTTGGGGTGAACCAGTTCCTAAGAATAGACAAGATGCTGCTAAATTAGCTGCAAAAGGTCGTAGATTATTAGAAAGATATCAAAATGTTAAAAAAGACATAACGCCAGGTGATGTTCATGTCGCAAATACTGAATGGGATTATAAGAAAAAGAAAAAAAAAAAAATATCCAAAGCCAAGCCAATTCCAACTAAACCAAAGCTCTGGCAATCAGTTCTAGCAGAAACTAAATCAAAATTTAACGTATATCCAAGTGCATACGCTAACGCATGGGCATCTAAAACCTACAAGGCTAGAGGCGGTACTTGGAAAATGTCTAAAAAATAATATATCAATAAACTACCCTTATTAAAAAACTTATACTAAAATACCCTTAACTTATTTAAGGAGAAAAATGGACGTTAATAAATTAATTGAATCCACGTTTGAATCACATGGAAAAACAATGCTGATAGACAGCATTTCTGCTGATGGAAAACAATATATCAATGCTTTAATAAAACATTGCAACGAACAAAATATTGCAGTACCATTTGCACCAGCACATAGAATATGCAGAGAAAAATTTGGATTCAAAGGTACAGTAGATACCTTCAGAAGAAATATCCTATCGTTAATCGATAGCGGTAAAGAATTGTAAAGCAGGGCTGGTATGACACTTAAAGATAAAGAAATTGCAGATTTAATTGCTGAATCTGAATCAGAAAAAGTAAAAGATTTACAACAGACAATAAATCGTTTACATAAACAAGTAGATAAGCTAAAAAACAATCAAGATGAATTGGTAGATGCTATTTACAATGCAGTACAAGATTCAATAGCTGATATTGATATACCACCAGTTAAACCACCAAAATTAACAGTTGCCAAAAGTAAGAACGAAGAAGTAGCTGTCATTATGTTGGCTGACTGGCAAATGGGTAAAAAAACACCGACTTACAATTCGGAAATATGTCAGCAAAGAATTGCACAATATGCTAAAAAAGTTCAAGAGATAACAGCTATACATAGAAAATCACATAATATCAAAAAAGCTCATATTTGGATATTAGGAGATATTGTTGAAGGTATTGATATATTCCCTGGTCAAGCATGGGTAGTTGATTCTGGTTTGTATAGACAGTTAATGAAAAATGGTTTAGAAACATTAACTAATTTTATTAGAGAAATGTTAGCCACTTTTGATGAAGTAAAAGTAACTTCTGTTATTGGTAACCATGGAAGAATTGGTAGATATGGAACTTTTCATCCTGAAGACAATGCAGATAGAATTTTGTATGAAACTACTAAATTAATGTTTTCTGGAGAGAAAAGATTAGAATGGGTCAATCCTGAAGCCTTTGAAGGTGATAGAGGTTGGTATGCTGTTGATACTATTGGTAAATATTCTTGTCTACTTGTTCACGGTGACCAATTCCGTGGTCAGTTAGGCATTCCATGGTATGGTGTCAAAAAGAAAGTTGTTTCTTGGAAAGCATTAGGTTCACAACCAGATATGCCATTTCCAAATTTTAAGGATTTAGCTTTTGGTCATTGGCATCAGCAATTAACTTGGACAGATGCTGGTATTACTATGAGATGTAGTCCTTCGCCAGAATCTAATAACTACTATGCTGCGGAAAACTTAGGTGCTTTAGGATTACCTGCTCAAAGAATGATGTTTGTTAATCCTAAAAAAGGTATCGTCACAGCAGATTATGAAAATGTTTGGTTAGACTGAAACTGAGAGCTTTTTTCTCTTACCTATAGGGGAAAAGTTTTACAAAAAAACCAATTTTTTTTTAATTTTTTTTCTGTTAAATATATCTGTATGGATTACGAATTGTATAAAAACATAAGTAAACGTATGGTTGCAGTTTTTATAGCACAAGCATTAAGCGTAATCGGTGCAGGAAGTTTAGTGGGGATTGATGTTTATAAATCAGCTATGTTAGCTGGTTTTCTTGGCGTAGCAAATGTGTTAGAAATCTTAGCCAGAAAATACTTAGAAGATGGAAAATTGACTTGGGAAGAAGTTAATCAAGCCTTTAATATTGTGAGCCACAATGACTAATAATAACGGTAACGGAATGACACAAAAGGAAATGTTATTAATGGTTTTAGATGGGCAGGAAAAAATAAACAAAAGGATAGATGAACTTCACGAGAAAGTTAATTCAAAAATATCAAGAGCGGAATTAAGTGGTTGGATTGTAGCTTTAGCTGCATTAAGTGCTTTAATTCAGAATTTAATGTAGGAGAAAATGAAAATAGATTTAAAAAATTTAATGCCAATATTATTATCAGCAATGCTTGGTGCATTTGGTTGGGTATTCAACTCCATAGAAGAAATTAAATCACATCAGAACGCTTGTGATGCTATGGTTATGGAAATGAATAGTGAATTAGATATGTTAGAATCTAACTTTACTGAACTAT